GAGAGGGTCTCCACTGGCGTAGTCAGGAGGAAGAAGCTCTAAATCCTCCATCTCAGCTAACTCATATCCTACCATTGGTCCAAACGTCTTATAAAGAAGCAGCGTCGCTTTATCTATTCTTTGGATAACCCCAATCGCAGATCCAAAGTCTGCCCCTATTTCTATAGGAAGAGTCTTTAAACGGCTTGTATATCCATACCCAGCGATGATCTCGGTAGCTTCTTTTGGAGATATATCAATGTCCCCGCCACTGACAGTATAGTCACCAATGTAAAACCCATCAGCCAGCACTTGGACTTCATCTCCGTCTAAATGGTCAAACCCATCAAATACACTGCCGGGACTACCCAAATTCCTACGCTTAGAAGAGTCCATAAAATATGGTTTGTCAGCCTCATTGGTGCTGTCATTAAATAGCTCATCATTTGAATACCCCTCTCCAATACTCTCGATAGTTTGATACCCATCAAAAGCGGAGATGTTGATTGTATCCATCTCTTCTGCTGTTCTGGCTATAATTGTATCCGAGTCATCAGCAGCGTCTAAAACGATAGGGATCGCTCCAACAACAGGCTCAGTACCTCCGCCAGTGTCATACCAAAAGGTCCATACATCTGTGCCATCATCCACTGTGAAATAGTCTTCATGTAAGTCAGACCCAACAGTGGCTTCAGGGACTTTTATAACTGCTCGCCTGTGCGCCAAGTCCTGCTCAGTGACAGTGTCCTGTACGGGGTAATCCAGAATAATAAAGCCTGTTCCAGACTGAACAACATCAGAACCCGGCGTAGCAAGGTCAGTTCTCAATAAAGAAAAACCAACTCCTTTGCGCGACACTGAGATCCACAAATCGTCAAAAGCACCAGTCTCGCTAGGAACTATCCCTGCACTTAAAACCTCTGTGTTCGGTCCACCTATTGTATGACGATGCCAAGCGTTGATCCCCATAGAGGGATCAACAGTAAACCCTAAAAGAGCGTTTCCAGTGGTAAGAGCCCAGACAGTATTTGTTGATACTTGCCCGACTATCCTTTTTATGTCCTGCAAGTCATCCGATGAGTGCTTCACTATTTCTTCGTTGAGGGTGTTTAAGTCTCTGGTTTGTGAAACCAACTGCGCTGGATCAGTGATTAAATCATATAATTTTCTACCAGTTCTTGCGACATAATAGAGTGATTTTTCAATACCTGTCGGCATGACATCAGATGACCCTATAGAGGACTGTCTACGAAAGTGTAGATTCCCAGAAGACAAGCCCTGATCACCTCCGGTCAATATAAGCTCAGCTCCAAGTGTTCCCACCATTAAACCACTTGATCCCAACATCCATTGTATTTTATTAACTTCAGCAGATGAGGGAACAATAACCATAGGGTCAGAATCTCTTTCCTCGCCCCAGAAATCTAGCCCAGTAATCTCATCTTTCTTCTCTGTTACCCCTTTATCTTCCTCAAATCTTTCATTCATCATGTGAAAGACATTAGCTGTCATTGATCCCCATATTGTGTCAGGGAATAGCCGATTGCCACCCATAAATAACCGCTGCTCAAACTGAGATATTGTTTTGGGCCACCCATGGAAGTCAGACCAGTACGACTTCTTCCAGTCCTTAGTCATAAACCCAACCCCATCAAATGCCGCAGGGCCAGCTGATGGATAAATTAGTTTACAATTTGCAGCCGAAGATTTTCCCTCTGAATATAGGGACTTAGTAATTTTAACTGTTTCTCCTCCAACAAGAGGAGAATTAAAAATAACATTTATACCAGAAACCACATATTCATCTGAGTCTAAACCTTCATTAATCAATACACTGTCCACTGTTACTCTAAGCTCGGATTTACTATTATAAAGGAACCCTATGACGAACAGACTTTGAGCTGGAGTGGCAACTACGGAGCTGAAAACTTGAGTTCCATATACAGTCTCATCATTAACCAATGACGTAACCTCAAATAAATACTCTATATTACTTGCTGCGCTGCCTGAATATGGAGTCACCTTAATTAAAGATCCGACCTCGTCCTCATCCCAGAAGTCAGGAATAAGTGATCCACCTACGGCCTGAGTTCTCCTAGATGCAAGATTGTAAAATTCTGTCCCCGCAGGGTCTGTTGTAAGATTAGTAAATTGAAACCATTGCTCTTTGATATTAAAGTTTTGAAATGGCCACCTAAGAGACTTTGTGATGTCGACGTCTTCCATATCGTCGCTCTCAGTATAAAGCTCTAATTCAAAAGCATGATCGTCAACAGGATCATCAACCCTTTTTATAATTAAAGGTGGCGACTCCCCTGAGTTATGGACTAAGAATAAAACATCTCCTGACTGTGTGTAATGCCAGCCATCTGGGTCGAGGTTGGTAGTGAAAAACCCAGCTGTTCTTCCAGCAATTAACTTTTCGGAATTGGTAATCTTCTTATAATTACCTTCCCTATCGAGAACCGTTGGCAGAGTCTGTGAGCCCAGAAGGATTGCGAAACCTTCAGTTTTAGAAAATACAAATGGGATAATAGCAGGCTTATTAATGACTGTACCAATGTACCGACTTCCCATACGACGAGTTAAACCACCCTGTTTAATAGGGACGAAGTTTAAAACCTCTTCACAGCCTTCTTTATAGTTTTGGGAGTTTGTTCTACCGATAACCCTCGGTCCAAGTTCACCAGAACTGAACGAGTTTTGGATAGTATTAAATTTAGCCATTAAAACCTCGAAGCAACAAAGAAGTCAGCCTGCAGATCATCTGGGGTTCCTTCTTGTCCATCTCTGGTTCTAGCTCTTGCCATAGCTAAATCATACAGACCATACATATTTGCCGATAAAGAATTGGACTGAACCAGAGCATATGCGAACTCAGCCGCCATGCGGGTAGCCAAGGCATCGTCAAAATTTGGATCGAACTTTGTAGTATCTTGAAGGTCTAGGATATACCTGATTCTGACTTCTGTTTCGTTTGTTAAAAGTTCGCGGCCTTCAATCTTGAAGCCTGCTCTATTGCTAACTCCGCCTTCAAAGTACAAGTGGCTATTAGGAACAGCCTCGTCTTCAGTATTCAATACCCTGAGGCAATCTGTTGGAAGTGCATACTCAAAGTTGTACTCAAACTCAGGAGTAGTCCCAAGTTGAACAAGCGTGGCTCTCCCAATAGCAAAATTCCAAGGGTGCGCCCTAAGCACTTCCTTACGAAGACCTTCATATCTCTCATTGCAAAGCTTGGCTCTTTTATTGTTTTCTATAAGAGAACTGATCCGCTGGGCTCCAAGTTTAAGTAGTGCTGAATTACAGATCTCTACTGCACTTGTAGCCATGGTATCTCCCTAAAAATTCCCAGCCCCGAGAGGCTGGAAAAATGATGGTTTGGCGGATTAACTATTTCCTGCGAGAAATTTAATCTCTAAATAAGCTGAGGCGATTACAGCGGCCCCAAGGCCAGAAGGATCTTTCAGCACAAGAAAATCCCCTGCTGGTACAACTAGACCGTCCTTGTCGCCGTCGACAACAAGAGCCTCCAGAACTGTGTCAGTAGTAGCGTCATTTTCAACGTGACGACTAACAAGGTCCAAAGAAGCTGCTAAAGGGATTCCCCTAATAGAAAGAATCTTCATACCAGATGAAGGATTCTTAAGAACCATGGCCTCCCCAATAGCACTTGCAGCGATAGCTGGAGTTGAGTCAATAATAACTCTCATCTTTCCGCCATCAACCTCGTTGTCGAGATTTACTGGAGGAGAAGCGGTAGAGTTTGCATAATTATCTGATTTGTAATCGGGCATTTTAAACCTCACTTTAAATTGTTTAACAAAACTTTGAAGGGGGCTTTTAACCCCCGCTAATTACTAAGGTATCTCTTTTACGAGAAACTCAACGACTTTTTCTTCTTCCATGCGGACTGCACCAATACTCATTTTGGCATAGACCTGAGTAGCGTAAGACTTGTCATCTCTGCGAGAAATCTCTCCAGTGATGTCTTGTCCAGTCGCAAGAAGTAGACCGTCCTGAGCCCAAGCATAACCAACTCGGCTATCAGCAGCAGCGATAGTGTGACCACTAGCTCCTGCATCATACTCACCTGAGTCTTTGTCATAAAGGAAGTCAACAGAAGCTCTCTTCAAGAGTTCAGTTCTGATGAACTTGAATCCCATGAAAGTGTCGATCTGACCATTTACAAGAGCTTTTACAGCGGCATAATCTGAACTTGTGATTTTCTCGTCACCAAGCAAAGACTCAAGCATGTAAGAGTTAACTGCAATATACTTCTGCATACTCTCATCAACGTCTTCTTTATCGAACATCTTCTTGATTCTTCTGAGTTCCAGCACTGTAAGCTGGCCACCAGTTGAAGCTCCAGCGCCCTCTGTAGAAATAGCGGCTGCAACCTTACGAGTAAGAGGAAGAGGTATTGGAGTACCATTTCCTTCTTCACCCGGGATTACTTCGCCACCGAGAGCGTCAAGGATTTTGATGTCCATTGATCTTCCCAATGCCCAAGCAGCTGCTTTAGCGTACTGAGAAGTAGGGTCCATCAACATACGAATTTTATCTTGGTCATCAACTAAATCTGCCCACTCGTAATCGAAAAGATCAACTTTACGTCTAGAGTGTGGAGTATCTAATTGTGGTGTGTCCCCATGCCTAGATGTTCTAAGCTGTGCGGCCACTAGACCAATTCTGTCATAAAAAGCTGTTTTCCCAACTTGTGTTTCGGATCTAACTGCGCCTCTAAGGCGTGATCCTTTTTGCTGGGATAGGTGAAATACATTTGAGCTATACTGCTTTACAAATGCTTCTGTGATTTGAAAGGACATTATTGCCTCCTGTTAGAATTAATATTAACAAAACTCACTTATTGATTTTCGGAGAATTGTCCTAACAGGATTCGCCCTAAGCCGTTGGTGGCCTTGACCGTCTAAATGGAGACACGGGATCGGTATAAACCGATTGTCCCATGTACTTAAGTTAAATTGGTATTGAGTCTGTGTCAACCCTGCATAGAAACATTCATAAGTTTATTCACTTCAGAGACGATTCTTTTATGGTCTGGGTGTGATCCATTCCAATAAGGTCCGTCTTTTTCGCCCATGATTGTATTCAGCTTAGCCTGAGCCTCTTCAGCGGTAGTCCCGATGCTGGAAATAGCAGTTGCTTTAAACGTATCTTCAGTAAGACTATCAGCAACTCTAGCCAGAAACTTGATTAATTTCGGGTTGTTACCTATAACTGGATCACTCTCAACAAGTGCGCTAAAAGATTCATCTGCATCGTCAAACTGCTTTATAACTAGTTTAGCGCTGCGTACTGTTGTATTAAATTTATCTCCTTCTGCTACCCTGAACTCCTCAATCTGCCTGTCCATTTCAAGCTCAGCTTTGTCAGAAATTTCCTTGGCTTGGTCAGTAGCAAATTTAACCTGAAAATCAGCTAGCTTCTTGGCCTGACTTGGCAAAAGACCTGCTGCGTGGGCATTATCAAGAAACGATTTAAAGTACTCGTCGTCTACCCCTTCTTCAGGAGTAACCTTATAATCATCTCTGTTCTCAGGGACTCCTAGTTTCTGGAACACTTCTTTCCAAGCCTCATCGCCTGCATCCTTTGATGGGACAACAAACTTATCTGCACCAACTAATTTCTGGGCGTTCACATAAGACTTGATTAAACCGGGGACATCAGTAAATACCTTTAAGCTAGGGTCTCCCTTAATATCATCAGGAAGATCTGTATAGCTATCTAGCCAAGACCCTTCACTAGCATTAGTAGTAGTTTTAGAGGTTGCCTCAGTATTAGTTGTCTCCGCTTCCGAACTCGTATCCGCCATTAAATTCATAATTGCTCTCCTTCTTTCTGTTTTCGCCTATCATCGCCTTAATCTTTCCAGTATCCATCTCTAGAAGATTAATGATCCTGACCACCATTGATCGAGCCCCTTCGTTATGGGCTGACTTATATGGGTTCTCATCGAAGTTGGTCTGAGTGTATCCAGACGCTTTCATAAGATCCCATAAAACTCTTTTTCCGTTTGCTGTTTCAAAGACTGCTTTATAATCACTCACGTTTTGAACTAAAAGATCTCCACTATCCACCTGATTGTCCTAACTTTTGTACTACTCCTGCCTGAGACTCCATGTCATCACGCTCCTGTAGTTGTTGTTGTGCTGCAGTCCTAGCTTCACGTATCGCGTCAACAGCTTCTTGATCTCGAATCATTCTCTGAGGAACGCCAAACATGTGGGCTGAGATCCTTGCTGATTCATCCCCGTCAAAAATGTCCATAATTGTAGGATCAAACTCGACAAGAGGAGCAATAGCTGAAAGAGCCCTCGTAAGATTCTGGCTCTCTGATATTCTCTGTGACTTGGCAATCTGTGAAGAGTACTGAATTTGAAACTCTTTCCCTGACAGTATCTCGGGAGCCTCTTCAAAGTGGCCGCCTCTTCGCATGATGTCGAAAATTCTCTCAACCATTGGACGAAGCAGCTCGAACTGCTGTCGTCCGAGGATTGGGCCAAGCAAGCGCAATTTCTCTTCTGTCCTTTGAATGACCTCAGTAGCAGTCATTTGTGGACCTTCATTTAACTGAAGCTGGTCTACAAAGAAAGCCTCCCTAATTCTTAGGCGTACATCGTTCATCATTTCAAATGAAAGATCTAAACGACCTCCAGTTAATAGAGGTCTAATGTCGTCACCACCACGGTCCACATAATTTAAACCACCCGGAATAGTCTTAATAGGCAGCATAACTCCGTCATTAGGAATCATAAGCGGAGGATCAACGACCTTTTGTGCTGATCTAATAGTCACAAGCATCATAGCGTTGAGCATCTTAATATCAGCTAATGCTTTCATTGCAGGAGATCTACCGTATGTTTCACCGTTGATCTTTACCCATCTAGGTACAACATAAGGAAATGATCTAAATCCTGATTCACTTAGTATCTGCCCTGTCTCTCTCAATACATACGCAGATCCGTACTTAAATTTTATAGGGAGCCCCTCGTTATCGAAGACTAGCCTTGGAAAGACACCATGAACAATTTCAAACTCACGGTCTATGTCTTTCATCATGTCGAAGTTGTGCTCAGCGATCATCTTTTCAATGACCTCTTTACCAAACTCTTCTATTATTTTTTTAACAGGCCATTTAAACGACCTATACATTTCATCGACAATCCCTTTATTATTTTCTGCTATATAACACTGATAAA